AAATGAAACTGTCTAATTGGACATCAATCGCAGCCGAAGACATCACAATCCTTTGCGTGTTGGACGCAGACGGCGAAACAGCGGTTGCTGAGTTTAAGACAAACGGTGCTTTCTTTATCGCTGACACATCCGACCTTGTAGAGTTTGGTGAGGTGTTTCAGATCACCAACACAAAGCGCATGAAGGCTGGCGCAACACCAGAAGAAAAAATCAACGTGGCACGCAAAGATTACTTTGGCACCGCATAACGCAACATGGGGAGCTTCGGCTCCCCATTACCCATTTAGAAAGGACTACCTAATGAAACATAAGTTCCAAATCACAGGTGAAATTGTATTTTTAATAGCACTATTCGCCGTGCCATTATTAGCTAAGGGAACAATGTAAAATGGAACATTGGATCGATTGCCCAGAGTGCGACGGCGACGGCACCGTTGAGCGCGAAAAGTTTATCTCGCAAAGTATGAATAACCCTTATGGGTTCTTCGACGTTGAAACTGAAGAATGCGAAAATTGTGCTGGAGTTGGTAAAATTGAACCGCTGGAGGAAGACGAATGAAACTTGACGGATTAGCTGGGCGCGTAGCAAAATGCGCTGAAATGAAAATGTCGCAATCAGATATTGCAGACTTGCTTAGTGTGGCCCCGTCAACTGTACACAGAATTACAGAGCAACTTGGAATTAAACTTGAAAGAAAGGCGCGTGAGCATGGACCAAATTCTAATTATTATAGGCAGGCTGGAGCGGGTGAACTCAATAATGCTGAGCGAACCGAAAACATCAATGCGGCCCAATCTGGAGCAGAGATTGCAGGAACAGAGCGGGCTTCTGGAGATGTTGAGGCTATCCCTAAAAGATCTCCCGAAGCAAGATTAAATGAAAAGCTAAAAGGCGTTGAGAGCAAGTCAAAGCGTTACGAAATAACCTACGGTCATTTTTTGGTTGAATTTGAAAAAATGCAGCACAGGCTGGGCAATCGCGGGCCGTTGCCATCAAAGCAAAAAAAGGAAAGCACTCTGCACAAAGGGGCTATTGAGATGGCCATCAGACGCAAGGAAAACGGGGTACATCAAGGCAAACGTCTTTTAGGGATGATGGCGGACGGACGCACTATCACGTCAGCAGAAGCGTCGGAGATGCTCGGAGATAGTGTCTCAAGAACCTCAAGTTATTTAAATGCAATGTTTGAGGCTGGCCATCTGTACCGGGCGCGCGATCTTGTGAAAATCCCAAGCCAAAAGAAACGCCAATGGCGCTGGGTGTTTAGCACAGAGCCGCTGGACATTGTCCACGATTGGAATTGACCAATGACCTACTGGGCAGCACTGATACTGACCTACACAATCAACAGTGGCGTGGCGTCTTATGAAGTCACGTCAACTGTCTACTTTAAAGACATGCAGACTTGTTCCGTCGCCAGCGATGCAATCTACCCGGTGGTCTATGCGCAGTCACGCAATAGCATGGCTCAATGCAAGCGCACTGGTTTGCCGTCCTCATCAATGAGGCCAAGATCAAGGGGCAACAAATGACGCCAAAACCTCCTGCATAGTTGGTTCGTCAAACATTTCAAATCTTAGCTTTATGCCAGCGGGGGCTATAATTTTGTTGTCCCCGCGACACCAGAAAATCTTTTCAATGTCAATTGCAACAAATGCGTAAATGTCAGACCTCTTTCTGGCCTTACCTTGCTTTGTGTAAAATTGATACCGATGGAAGCGCTTCTTTGACGCGCTCTTTACCTGCAATGTTAAGATCTTATGTGTATCCGTCTGTATATACGCATCGTGATCTTGAAACTGCGCAAGTGTGCAGAAATTGCCAGCAAGACTTAACCTTGAGAGAGCTAGATATTCACCAGAACGGCCAACATTGGCGCTGGCCGTTTGGTCTTGCATTTAAGCCTCTGAAAGCCAAGTGAAGATTTTAGTCGTCTGGTCTATCCTGTCGTCAATACCATGATAACCGCCATTTACCCGCTTAGTGATTTTGCGAATAATTTCTTCATCCACGCCAGTATCGGCTATCTTAAATAATCCGTTTTTGGAGAAAAACCATTGCGCCGTTTCAAACGCATAGTCTGTAGAAACTAGGCTAGGGTCATTCATAACCTCTGGCAGCCTCATGTCAGCCGCAAACTCACGGAAGTTTGATTTGCCCGTGAGTTGAAGAAATCCGCGGCCAGAAAAAAAACTGCCCTCAGAACTGGCTTCATCACCATTCCCCATTCGATCAGCGTAAACTTTGTTTGCTAAGCCCGACGGATTTTTGGCGTAAGGTTTGGCGCTGTTAACTGTTGGAAACCTTGACGGCCACACAGCCATAATTCTCTCAGGCGTTGAGTAGTATAAGTTTTCGCTAACCAACTTGAACCCTCCGCTCTCATGCGAGGATTGGCCCAATAAATGCGCGGCACGCTGTGGAGATAGCTTGTAGTGCCTGGCAATGGCTTTCGCGGTGTTAGGCCCAAACGCACCATCAGCACCAACGCCGACTTTAGCTTGCAGGGCGCGCATTGCGTCGCTCATTTTTTCTTAGCCGTCAGGGCTGCACGTTTAAACGCACCCTTGGCCGGTGCGCCCTTAGAGCCGACTTTACGCATTTTCTCGCCAGACCCAGCGGTTATGCGCTTCTTTTTTGCCGAAATATTTGAATATAATCCAGATGCCATGCTATTTTCCTATGCCTTTTTAGATTTTCTGCTAACGCCGTCGGCAACTGCCTTAGCCGTTTTGCTTAATTGGTTATAGTGAATTATCTTTACGCTCGCTTTTGTGTGAGATTTTCCACTGTGGATAGAACCGTCAGACATTTTATGAGTATTGCCTTTATGTTCGACGCCACTTTTTTTATAATGCTTTACGCCCTTCATATTTAGCTCCTTTTCGATTTAGTGCCGGAACACTTCCAGCGTTTGCGTGATAGGTTGAGCGGGCTGTTTGGATCAGCCGCAGCCTTCGGAAACTTCTTCTTCTGCGCCGCAGACCGCGCACAGTAAGCGTCGCCCTTGGGTGTACCCGGTCTAACTCTAGGGCCACCGCCCTTTGCGCTGCCAGCCTGACCGTAGCTTACTTTCTTGCCGGACGACGTAACCTTTACGCGGGCTTTGCCTTTGGATGGTGTAGCCATGTCACTTCTTCCCAACCTTCTTCACTCGCTCATAACTTCTCATTCCTGCAAGACCCAACATCCCCGTTAGTATCGGCATCATAACAGACATTTCAGCTTGCGGTATTATAAATCCAAAACCCGCACAGATCGGGGAGATAAGAAAGTTAACCATCAAACCCAAGACACACACATATCCACAGAGAGGACGCCACGATGCTTGAAACCAGTTTCCTTTAGCCTCGGCGGTGTTAACTGCTATCTGTGCTAACATCGCTTCCTGTGCGTGGCGGTCGGCCATCGTTCCTAGCTCATGCGCCAGCTTTGCCGCTTGGTCCTTGTCCTGTATAAACTTACCAGCAAGCTCTGTTGCTGGTCCTATTAATGCGCTCAGTATGCTCATTTTTTAGCCTCCATTGCGTTAAATCCGAAGTAGGCTGCCACAACCCCAGATGCCGCAACAACATACACTGTTGCAATATCTGCAATTAAGTCAGCGGCTTTATCAAAACCCAGTGCAGAGGCTGCCAGTATGGCCAGAGGGTATAAGAGCATCCCAGCCGCGCATGCAGTAGTAAGCCTGCGCTGTGTGTCCCTTTTGGCGTCGTTATCGTTTAGCTCACGCCACCTATCCTCAAGAGCAAGTTTTTGCCATTCAGATTCATCAATTGATCCGTTGCTATCTAAATCAGCAGCCTTAAAACCTTCCGTCATTTTAGTACCCCTAAATCTACCTTTGGCTGTTTGCCAGTATAGCCGCACCCCAAATCAAACCCCCAGTTGCGATTGCAAATAAGGTTGCAAAGAAAGCTACCGATATAAACCAGAAAATCTTGTCACGCTTCTCTGCCTCTGCCTCCAGCGCCAGCTTCTTTCTCTTACGAGCCTTCGCTGTTTCAGCCACAACCATATCCCATAGCCCCGGCTCCGCATTGGGGCCGCTTCTGCACAACGACCGTAGCTCTTCTAGTGCTTTCTTATGTGCCATGCGCGCAGACCCTATGGCAAACCCTTCTTGCTCTGAGGAGCTAAGACGGCCCAGTGGGCCTTTGTGTTTACCAGTTTCAGCTAAGTTTATTTCGCTTTCAAGCTCAGCAAGTTTCCCAAACGCAGGCATTATTTCATTAATATCTTTACCCGCCTTTATAGCAGAGCTAATACCACCGGCCACTTTTGTAACCATACCAGCAAGAGCTAAAACTTCGATCACGCTACCGAGCCATCAATTTGTCAATTTTCTCTTCAAGTTTATCAAATTTATTCATAATTTGATTTAGAACCTGAGAGCTATCAGATTTAGTAACATACTCCTTTGCAATTTCCTCGCGCGTCTTGTTCAGTAGGACACGGACGCGATCAATTTCCTCTTTCTGAGTTTTAATCCACCAGCCAAGGCCGCTAATTACCGCGGCAAAAAGTATATTCAATATTGCGTCCATTTCCATTTTAGAAGCTGCCTTCCCAAACTCTGAATTTGGAAAACTCGCCAGACATCATTTTGCGCTTTACAACTTCTTTTGCCGCCTCCGTATCAGACCATGATACACCGGCCTCTTTAAGCCATGCGCCAAGCACAGCGCCGTCTAGGAACCCTGCCAAACGGTTCTCGCCCGACATGCCTACGCCAGCGTCTTTTGCCATCTGCGCGTCTTTAAGCGCTTGGCTCACGTCGTGGCGCTGCTTAATGACCATGTTATCATGCTCAAAGCTAATATTTTCTGAAACCTTTGCCATGCTTTATTTGCTCTTAAACCGCTTGACGGGCGCGGGCGCAGGCGCAGGCTCAACGTCACCAAGCACTTTAAGTGCATCTGGGCGAACTCGCATTAGCGTTTCAACTTCTGCGTTTGGCAACTCGGCTGTGTCTTCTTTGACCAGCTTGCCAATAGATGTGTGTACCTTATGGCCCACAACTAAAACTTTTTTCATTCCATTTTCTCCAATTGAGCAGAGGGGGCGTTAAGCCGCCCCCTCTTTTATTATATTAAGAAGTTGTGTTGTCGTAAATCGCGCCGTTGGCTTTTTCGTTCTTTGAGCAAAGAGCCAATTCGGTTGTGACCTGACGAGTAGTGTTGTCGCCATTTTTGGCCAACGCAACATTCTTAGTCCCGCGCAAGATTGCGGTTTCCCACATGTTGTCCTGAAGGATAAACACGTCGCGTGAACGGTTCTCCCGGGATGGGTGGAACTGCACTGTACCCCAAGGTGTCACATATACTGCGAGTGACTTAACAACAGTTTCGTCGCCAGCTTGTACGCCCGAACGCTGGTTATTGTTACCAGTGAAGCCCAAAGCAACATTCATCTGGAAGGCTGACAGATAACAAGTATCTGGCTTTCCGCCTTCTTCCCAAATTTCCTGCATAACGTCGTCAAACTTGGCCTGCGTAAATGCAGTTGGTGCGCCACTGTCTGTACGAGCGTTTGAGCCGTCGCCTGTTGGATTCGCACCAGAGCTGGCAGAAACAAAATTTACATTTGAGATCAACCATGATGGTACGCCACCAGTTTTACGCGCAGCGGTTGAGGAGCCAACTACGTTGCCCTGATTGGCAAACAAAGCCTTTTCGATGTCCAATTTTTGCTCTTTAGCGATGAGCAAAGTTTGGTATGCAAGCTCTTTAGCACGGCCTGCATTATCGACTGCTTCATCCGTATCGGACACGACCACAGCATTTTTGAAAATCTGTGTGCGTGCGCCAAGACGTACAGTTGGAGTAACTGCATTAGCGGCTGTTGCATCGCCTTCGATGTGAGCATTTACGGCTGAAGCGCGCAATGCTTGAGTTTGCCACTCTACCAGAGTGTTTTTTGCTTTGGTTTTACTCGCCTTAGAATAAAACGGTGTTTCAGATGGGTCTACGTTGTAGATCATATCTGACAAATCTTCCCTGATGCCAACGGCATCATAGGTGTCAAATGTATTTGCTGGTTGAGTCATTAGTGTGTCCTTTCAAAGACTTACTGTTTTAAGATCAAGCTCAATGCGTCTTCGATTGAGCCAGTTTTCTGCAAGCGCGCTTGCGCTTTTTTACGAGTTGTAGCAACTCCATCTTGCCGTTTTTTAGCACCAGCCTTAACCATCGGTCGGGCCTTCTCGCCCTTGGATTGTGTTGATTTGCGCTTCGCAACCAGCTCTCGATACTTGCGTGCATCATTTAATGCCCGCACATAGCGCGAGTCTGTAACCGCCGACATTTCTTGCTCTGAAAAGCCGTATTGTACGCCGGTTTGAACTAGGATGTTCTTGAGTTTATCACCCTTTTCGGGGTCAGAAAACTCAGGAATATGGTGCTGCAAAAGTTTTGCTTGCTCTTGAAGGTAGGCTTGATGCGCCTGTTCTTGAGCCTGCGTTTTCTGTTGCTGGACCTGTCCCAGTTGTTGCATATTTTGGTCGAATTGTGCTTTGGCCTCGTCAAACTTGAGTTTTTCTTCCATGTAACCGATTGGGTCACTTTCAAACAACTCTCGCGTTGGCGCGGTTGGGGCTTGTAATCCACCGTTCTGCGCTTGCTGGTGCAACTGCATGATTTGCTGTTGCTGCTGTTGCAATGCGGTTGCATGCTGCTGAATTTGCTTTCGCGCTTCAGCGACTTCTTGAAACCGCTTATTAATTGCCGCTTGTCCCGCAGCAGATTGCTTTAACTGATCCAGTGTCCATTGCTCTTCCTTGCCGTCAACTTTAACGGAGAAAACAGTGGTGTCTTCAGTAGCCTCTTCTGGGTCTTCGTCGTCAACCTCGACATCATCATAATCTTCGCTGGATGCCTCAACGTCATCTTGATCCTCGTCTGCAACCTCAACTTCTTCAGCTTGATCGTCATCAGGCTCAATCATTGATTCCACAGCTTCATCAAGATTATCTCCGTCGGATGTTACTTCCTCGGAGGGTGCCAGCAGGCTTTCTGCGGCTTGTTCTAGGGTAGTCGATTCCATCGGTACTACTTCCTCTGTTTGCGATCTAAAAGTGTCTCTGCTGCAAGCGCAGCGTCAAGGTTCACTTCGATCTGGTTTAGCGCACGCAGCATTGCATGCGCCTCTTCACGGGCAGCTACGTCAGCCGCACCACTGCTCGCGAAAATCTCCATTTGATTCTCGCGCACACTCTGCATAAACTGCTGGAAAGCAGTATCGTTTTTTAGACGACGGGCCTCTTGGGCCTCTATGCGTATTTCTGTTGTCACTGTGGCACTCCTTGGGCCATGCCGCCAATCATTCGCATTTTATCTTGCTCGGCCTTAACACGCGCCACGTCCACGGCGGTTCCATACTCACCATACACCTTTGCCGCGTCGACTAGAAGGTCTTGCGCCATCTGATCCCGCTTGAGGTCGTCATTGGCAGCAGCTTTTTGCGCTTCAAGTTGCAATTTGGCCATATCGCCTTGCATTTTAGTTTGAGCCTTCATTTGCTCAGCTTGCAAGAACGCTTGATTTGGATCAGGTGCCTGACCTTGCTGGGCCTGCGCCTGCTGCTGCATTTGCAACATCTGCATTTCAATCTCTGGCGTGATCGGCGCAAAGTAGCGGTCAGCGTTGCGGATGCCAGAAACGGCCAACTGGTCGGCCAGTGTGTTGCGAATATTAGTCATGCTGACTAAGCCGTTCATCGGCCCGTAGGTTTGGTAAACCATTGTCTGCATTTGCAGCGCCTGGTTAAGAGCCATGATCTTCTCTTCTTCCCGGCCAGTGCCAAGTCCGACGTTTATTGAAACGTCCATTGACTGGTCCCAGACGCGTGGGTCAACCGGCACGAACGAGCCATTCATCCGCATTATTTGCTCTTCGTCCACGTTCTTGCTGGAGAGCCTGAGCATGATGCCAAACAAGTCTCGCATGCCGTCGGCAAGATTGCGAACCATAACCTCAACCTGACCCGCAGCGGCCTGCACAGTGGCCTGCACAGCGGCTTTTGTGGTTGACTGCATTGCATCTGGGTCTAAGCCCATTGATGACCGTGACACACCTGTCTTGCTTTCTACTAGGCCATCTAAGTAGGTTAGCGCGCCAAGTGTCTGACCAGCAGTAAATGGCACAGTTAATTCTTGGACTGAGCCGGGAGCGCGCATGCGTACAATTGCGCCAATTTCGTTGTTTAACACGTCGTCAATGTTGACTGCGCCTTCAACGATGCCGAGACGTGGGTTATTTGTCATAGCCACGTTATCAAGGATTGAGCGCAGCACGGAGGTTGCAGCGTCTTGGTCGTCCATAACAATCTCGGCCAACGACCGGCCATAGAATGTGTGCGGCTCTGGATCAATTTCAAACTTGGCAAACGGTATCTCGTCGCATGGATCAAAATCCAGCATTTCGTACTTTGTGCCACCGCATGTGATTTTATGCAGGATTGGGATTCCAGTGCCGTCAACGTCAATCCGCATGTAAGCCTCAGTCACGGAAACATTCTTCATTGACGGGTCTTGCTCGTCCTCATCAGAAGCATCCGCGTCGTAGCCTCGGCGCTCCAGCACTTCGGCGTCTGTCATGTCAGAGCCGCCGTCAAAGCTATCTAAATTTAAAACTACGTCTGAGTCGTACCCCATTGCGATTAAATCGCCAGCGCGCATGTCAGTTCTGTGCGCAACTATGTACGCATCGGCCATTGACCTTGCGTCACGATCTATGAAAAACTCTTCCGGTGGGACACTTTCAATACACAGTTCTCCACGCTCTTTCTGGCGGCTTAGCTTTACACTGTGCGTTGGCATTTCTATTTCCACGCCCATTTGATCCATTTCAATGGATATCTCGGCGGTGTGTTCAATTACGGTGACGTTATCATCGTCAATCAGATATGTGTACTCATCGTCAGACAAGTCAGAGTAAGTGTAAATCTCTGCCTCTGGATAAGTCATCCAATATGCTTTTACGATGCCTTGCTTTTTGACCAGCGCATCTTGGAACGCGTCGTTCATAACCCGGTAGCCATTTAGCCGGGTAAACTCATGGTGCATAAACTCAGTGGCTTGTTCAGCCATTGCCACGTCTTCTGGCCCAGTTGGAACAAATTCAACGGGTTTCGAGGTGCTAAGAAAAATCCGCATTAGGCTTGGCTTAACCGCACGTACGGTATCACGCACCTTTGTGGCTACAACCTTGCTTCGGCCATCCTCATAACCAAGGTCGCAATCTCCGTCATAATAGCGTTGAGCCTTGATTCGGTCTTGGCTGATCTCGCTCTCGACAAAGTCTACCGCGTTGGAGATTGCGTCCTGCACAATGCTCTCAACTTCGATGCGTGATTTTGGTTTAAGTTCCATATGCCGTTGTCCTTTATTCCGCTTGTCAATCTTATTGCGGGCGATATTGTTGCTGGATGGCTTCCGGCAATACTACTGGAGCCGCACGTTGTCCGCCAGCCTGCGCTGCTCCAGCAATCCGCTCAATGGCCGATTGCAACACTGCCAATCCGCTTTCGTCTTTTAGAGCGTTGCGCACAAGGTCTGCATTTTCAGAGATCAAAACTTGGACGACACGTTGGCGTTCAGCATCGGAAAGTTGAGGCGCTGCCCTGCTTGCCACCTTACTTAGTAGGCGCATCAAGTTTATCGGGTTTGGAGACATCAAGGTTTCGGCGACTTCCCCCGCGCCAATATCCATGCCTTGTCTCGCCATCTGAGACTTCGTTATCGCTGTGTCTGACCCGCCTAGCACAGTAGTAGCCGCTGCTTGGGAGCCAGCGGCTCGCTCAACTCGGGCCATGATGCCGGGGAGCTGGTCCTCTGGCATAACAATTGATAAAATTCGGTTTTCCTTGCGAGCCGGATCAGCCAAAGCTCCCATCATGCTTTTGCGCGAACCCATGCTCATTTTGTTGCGGAATGCCTGCATGACGCCAGCACGGTAAGCACTTAATACCTCTGGGCCAGCTTGAGATATTTTTGCAAACTCAACCTCAATGGCATCTGGGCTTTTTGACAAAGCCTTTTGGCCGTCTCCGAATGCTTCCCTAGCTGTACGGACCACACTGGCCTGCGCCCTTGTAGCGGCAAGCGCCGGTGATGCAACATCAAGGGAAGTGCGCAAACCGCTCTCAACGTCGGAAATAGCCTCGCCAGCCACGCCCTGCTTGGCTGTGTATCTGGCGGTAGCGGCACCCTTTAAAGAACGTCGGATTGCTTCCGCTTCTTGCATTGTTGGCGTTCTGCTAAACGAAACTGCGCCAGTTTCGTCAACAGAGAAAAATGGTTTTTGACCAGTGCTGGCCAGCAAAGCCTCTTCGACTTCTTTTGCGGCAGATGGAACCCTGCGCAAAGCCTCCGCAAGATCGTCCAAAACTTCAACAGGCGCTGCTTGCGTTTTAAAAGGCTCATAAGACGCCCTTTCCAAAGCCCTCGCCTCAACGTCAGACGCCTGCATGCCGCGCAAGATGTTTGGGTCATCAACATTTGATAAATATCGCTGGATTTCAGACATAGCCTCTTGCCGAGTTTGCTCTGGTCTAGTGCTGAAAGTCTGCTTTAATTGGGTGGCCGCTGGGCCTCCAGAAGCACGAAAGCCGCGAACAGCGTCAAGCAGTGTTTTGTTTTCGGCCATAATGCGGCCAGAAGCTACGCCCTCAACTATCTCATCAATAGTCATTCCGCTTTCTGAAGCCAAACGCTGCAATTCTGTCTCAACAATTTTTGCGCCCCTGCCGCCTAGCTTTCTGCGGGCAAAGTCAACGACGCCGACTGCCATGCGCTTCAATGGCTCAGTAGCAGCGTATGCGCCGCCGCCTAGGATGGCACCCGCTGGCGCACCGATTAGGCCGCCGATTGCTCTGTCTTCTAGGTTTTCACCCTTGCCAACCCCGGTTAAAGCGCCTTGGGCCGCGCCGACCGTTGCCGCGCCCAGCATGCTTTTTGGCGCAGCAATTCCGGCAACTTTTGCAATGGTTGGAAACTTCGAAGCAATCCTAGCCGCCGTACCCACACCAGCCCCCCCACCAGTAAACAGTGAGCCAATCAAGGCGGGCAAAGCAGCCCCCCCAATTTCAACGCCAAGCGCCTCCATCGGTCGGTCAGATTGGTATTCTGCAACGGCGTCACGCACTTCCTTAACCAGCTCAGAGTATTCACGGCCACCAAGGCTGCGAATGCCAGCCTCAATTTCGTCAGCAAAACCAAACGTCAAACCTTGGGCAAATGTCCTTCCGCGCTGGGTTGGAGCCTCTGAGGCAGCAGCAGCGTATTTTGAAAAGTCAGCCATTATTCAAACGCTCCCGTTTCCATGAATTTCTTTTTTTCTTCTGTTGAGCGAGCATTCCAAATGGCCTGCCAAGCCGGTTGGGTCAAAGGCTGACCGTCAGCAGTCGCCCCCGCTGGCATTGGCGGTGGTGGCATTGCTGCAAACTCTGGTGCAACTCCCGGCATGTCACCGGTGTATCCAAACTGCGGCAGCACCATCTCTGGGTCAAATCCCCTGCTTGTAGCTATATTCCCGTAAGTCTTGTAAAGCGGAAGAACTAGACTTTCTTGTGACTTGTAAAGCCTGTTTGCCCGGTCCAAGAAGTCAGCTCTTTGGCCTACATCAAGCCTAGTTCCGTCAACAACACTATTGAATAGGCTGCGAACTCTGGCGTCAACGCCGCCAGCGTTCTGGGCTGTAGCAAACTCTCCCTCACGCACAGTTGACCCGGGGTCAAGCACCTTCATAAAGTTAAAGATTAATGACAAATCACCAGCGGCGCTTGGGTCTTTTGCGGATGCAACGATTCGAGAATACGCTTCGGTGACGCCAGCAAAACTTTTAATTCTAGGAAGACTTGTAAACTCTTTGCGAAACGACTGTGCGTCTTTAAAGTCACCGCCGACCACGTCTGGCTTTGCTGAAAGCAACTGCCCGGCCGCCTCAGTCGGAGAAATCATGCCGCGTTCAACCATGTCGGCCAAGTCTTCGCGCCCTCTGGTCCGAAGCATTTCTATAGTTTTATTCTTGTTCCCGCCAGCAACCCGCTGTGCGCCCTGCTGGCGAATAACATCACCACCGCCGCGTAATGTTGGCAGAATTAGCGGGTCAAGTGCAGCCGCAAAACTTTGATAACCTGTCAGCCCGGTGTCCGGATTAACGGCCATTGCCTTGTCTTTCAGCGTTGATAGTAAGCCACCAAGCCCACCCTGTTGCGGGCGTTGTGCTTGCTGCGCTGCTTGAGGGTTTAAAATTTCGCCCATCAAAGGAGCTTGGATAGGATTGATCATGGTTGAGCTTCCTCGGTTTGTATTTAGCAATCCACCGCCAGCAGTGGTCGCTGGCAATGATGTTATGTCGCTGATGTTAACGCCAGCAAAGTCGGCCAAATCGTTCAACCTGCTGCCACGCCACTGAGCTACGCCGTATGATCCTTTGCCGCCAGCGAGAGTGTTGCGTGCGTCTGGGTTCATGTCCTCGTAGCTTTCAGCCATCATCCTGCCAGTGACCCCAGATGCTTGCTGTGGAGTTAAACCCTTGTCTATTAAATAGTCGTAAGAAAACTTTGCGTTTGGCGAGATTAGAGCCTCGTTTGAGGTGCCTTCGGCCATCGCCGCGTAAACGCTATTAGCGTAATCTCTAGCCTTAGCATCGCCAGCGCCACCGGAGCGCTCATAGTATTTATCCCACTGGGTCGCATAGTCAGCAGGAGAGGTTGCCCCGGAAGTTAAAAACTTACCGAAACCGCCTTGCTCCTTGCCTTGGACTTCATTCCAAAGAAAGTCCAATTGCTTTGCTAGTGGGATAAAACCCTTTGGCATCACTTAAACCCCATTACTTCGGCATCATGCCTGCGCCGAGTTGCAGATAATTAAACAAGCCAGGCTGAATAGTGTTTGTTGTAGTTTGCGGTGCTGGCGTAACGCCAAGTGCAGCCAACGGTGCTTGCAGAGCAGTCGTCGGCGCGCCGGTGTAGCCAGCGTACTGTTGACGTGCAGCGTCGATAAGAGCTTGCTGAATGCCTTGCTGCAACAAGCCTTGCTGCATCTGTTGCTGCTGGATTGCTTGACCTGTGCCAAATGCCTGCTGACCTAGTTGGCCAAGTTGAGATGCAGCGCTAAGGCGTGTGCTTGCGGCGGATTGCTGTGCAGCCAAGTTTTGAGCCTGCGCAGATGCACGCTGCTGGGCTGCGTACTGCTGGGCCGCTGTTTGAGCGCCAACGTCCTGACCCGCAAGGCCAAGTGCTGTTTG